CATTTGAAAGATAACATCTTCTGTGATGTATGGTTTTAGATCTCTCTCAACAACAAATTTATGTCCTAATGATCCATTAAATAATAATGTAACTGTACTCTTTGTGTTCACAAAGGCCGGGCATATGTAGAAATACAAGTGTTTCTTGAAAGCATCATTACTGGATGCAAACAGCATGCCATCTATTTCTCTAATGTTGAAGGGTATCAGCTCATCCCTATTAAGAGCAAAACTCAGGTTTCTCTCACTAATAAGTTTCTCGTCTTTATCCTCTCTTATAGAAAGCTTTATGCCTTCAATATAATTTAAATAGTCAGAATCCTTTGTATATATGGTTAGATATTTGTACCACAACATTCTTCTTGTTTCCTTGTCCCTTGTGTTTTTGCTGATTATTTGGCCTATCACCTTCCCATCATAGATGATGTCCTTTTGTTGCATTATCTGCCTATTATTGGCTAGACCCAAGAACTCCCTAGTGATAGACTCATTTTTGGTCAAGAATTTTGCAGCAAATGGATGTTTCTCTTTCTCTTCAGTTTAACTACTCTTTCTCTCTGCTGAAATTCTCTCATACATTTGTTGAAAGAACATCCTGTACTCCATGCCATTCTTGAATGTCCTAGATCTGCTGGAGAATCTGAACTCATTGATCAAAGCACTCAAGTCTACATAGTATCTTGGTGCCTCAGCTCCCCGATGAACAGGTGTCAGAAGGTCTCTTATAGAAGTTCTGATATTGTCAATATTAGGTTTTCTTATAGGTTTTAAAGAAAATCTTAGCTTTTCACTTGATTTTAGCATATCCATGTATCTTGAACCTATGGAGTAGCTAATCTGTTGGACTATATCCTTGTATTCACTAGAAAAAGACAATCTTGCACCTTCAGCAAAGTTTGATTTGTACAACGTGGATAAAATGTCTTCTAAACTGAAATCATTCTTAAAGGCATGTATCAGGTATTTGGGTTTGTGAACCCTGATTTTATCCAATCTTTGAATGTAGCTAGAGTGGGTTTCAAGATAAACTGCAGGATGTATGTCAGAGTTGCCTCCTAGAGCCTTGGGGAGGAATTTCCTCTGAAAATCGAATCTTAAGTGAGTTGTTGTAGACTCATCAAGTAGATCTCTATTAGGTGGCCTTACCTGGATAGTAAATTGTTTTATCTTTGTCAGATAGGCATAATCTGAAACCTTCATAGACCCAAGCCTCAAGTTTAGATTGTTGTAAGCTATTTGGAGATTGGTTGAGAGCTCTGAGATTATTGCCATATTAGAGCTAATGACAATATTGCCAAACTTAACTTCTGAGTCTTGGATTACAATTCTTTTCTTTATGAATTCATTAGCCATCTTTATGATCTCACTTCTTGATAACCTCATTCCAGTGTACTTGACTTCTCCAGATATGTAGCTATAGTATTCTCCCAATTTGAGTTCACTAGCATACTCTCTATAAAAATCAGCATTACAGTGAAAAAGTCTTAAGTCTTTCGGGGTTTGACAAGTGCTAAACCGCTTAGCTGATCTCTCAGATATTCCTCCTGTTTCCTCTTCTCTCTTAAAACTTTGCATCATCCCTTCTATTAAAGAACCAGTGGCACCCGGATAAGAGAGAGGTAAGAAAACTTCATGGGGTAATCCGTAGACTATCTCTCTAAGCATTCTTTTTGTCTTTGATGATCTCCTGCAAAGGTTAACTATTCTAGATCTAGTAAAACTTGGGACTGAGCTTTTCATTAGCCCTTCTCTATCTAGATTTATCATGTTATTGACATCTTTCCCATCATCCAGAAGAAAAGTGGATAATATTTTTGTATTGTTGCCATAATTAGACATCATACACAATTTAGGGTTAGAGCAGGACCATAAGTCAGGTGAACAGTAAATTAAACCACCAAGTTCTAGTGGAATCTTGAATACATTTTTCTTGAGACTATATATTAGAGATGTGATCTGATGCTGTTTGAGATGAGCCAATTGCCTAATCATCATTAAGATGCAAGACCCAATGACAGAGCCTTTTTCTCTGAGATATGCATCGGCC